TAGATATAGGAGATAATTCATGGATAACAACCAATCTCAAGATATAGAGAACCTCGCTGGCCTACTGCCAGAGGACTTAACAGAACATGCAGTGGATGAAATTGCACAGTTAGTTGATTCCGTAATAACAGAGCGTGTCAATAATGAAGTTGACGGTCTTATTACTAAAGTAAACGCTTTCCTAAGAATGAAGGTGGACGAAATTAAAGATTATGCGCTTCAAGAGCTACAACAGGATGAAGAGTTTGTTCGTAATGGACAAGTTTATGAAAACATGAAGGTAATGATGTCGATGGAGTTAAATGATAACGACAGAGACCATGCAATTACCGATCTTGTAAATGTAAATGAATCGTCTCAAGAAGATATTTCAATTCTTACCAAGGAAGTAGAAAAGCTAATGGAAGAAAACGACAAAGTTATTTCTATTGCCCAAGCACTTACTGATAAGGTTGAAATTCTTGAGAATCAAAAACATGAACTCAAAGAGGAGGCAGAGAATCTCGTTGAATCTCAGCAATTACCTTTTGAGTCGTCTGAGAAGGCTGTAATGGTTTCCCGATCTGAGGATGGTTCCGTTGCTGCTGTTAACGAAGAAGTTCGCAATATAAATGAATTTCTTACGCCTGAAGTAATGCGCTTTATGCCCATTGCGGAATAATACCTTTTGGAGTTTATAAATGATTTCTAATTATGATCCAACCGTCGAGAGCAAATGGGCTCCCGTACTTGAGGGTATTGGCGACGAGTATAAGCGGAAAGTCTGCGCTGTTCTTCTGGAAAACCAAGCCAAGTCTATCGTAAGTGAGCGAGTGGACGAGGTTGTGGGCACTGATGCGCCAACTACAGTTGGCAAATTGGGCACCTTCCAGAAGTTCGCATTCCCCCTAGTTCGTCGTGTATACCCAACCCTCCTGGCTAACAACCTTGTCGGTGTTCAGCCTATGCAGGGTCCAGTGTCCCAGATTTTCTATCTAGGTCATGATCGTGTTAAGGGTGGTTCGACTGCACAGACCGTGTTTAGTCGTTACAACCTGACCTATGCTAACCTGACCGCTAGTGCTATTGATACTGGTCAAGGCCAGCAAGACAAGGGTGGCGGCTATTCGCCCGGTGGTGGCGTAGCCCGTCAAGGATTTGATCAGTTTAGTGCTGCGGATCTTGCGTATGATAAGCTTGGTCTGGACAATTCGTATGGTACTTGCGCTGTCGGCTCGTCAGGACCTCCTGGTCAGCCAAGTTCTACGATGGGTGGTCAGATTGCTTCATTCCCAATTGCTGAGACCATTATTGGTTACTCGGTAAGTGCTGGTGAAGCTCTTACAAGCACTGGTATTCCAGAGCTTAACATGCACATTGATCAACAGCCCGTAGTTGCTCGCACTCGTAAGATGCGTGCCCTATGGACCTTAGAAGCTGCTCAGGATCTTCGTGCGTACCACAACCTAGATCTAGAAGGTGAGCTTACTAGTCTCCTTTCCAAGGAAATTGCCCTGGAAATTGACCGTGAGATTATCGAAGACCTCCGTATGATCGCTTACGATCCTAACGGTGTTACGGGTTGGAATGCAGGTACCCTAACGGGATTCAATAACACCAACAACTTTGGTGATTCTCAGGCAGGTATTGGCCCAGCGGCTAACTCGACCTCTTTCGACTCTGGTCAGTCCGTGGGAGGCTTTGGTACGCAGAACTTCACGCCTTCTGCATTCCTGTATGATTTTGCTAACGCAAACGCAGGAGTTGGGACTGGTCCTGATGCGGGTACTAACTCCAACGTGTGGCTTGTTGATCTCTCCAGAACTGATAATCAGTTCGGTGCGGCACCGCAGCACGTTGGTCAGGTCTACTCCAACCTGCTTGCGATAATTAACTTCGCTTCGCAGGACATTTACCGTACCACATTCCGTGGTCCTGGTAACTGGCTCGTGACTTCTCCTCTAATTGGTTCTATGCTGGAATCAGCATCTAAGCTTGAGGGTGGTATCACTCAAACAGATGGTCCTACTAACTTTGGCAGAAATGCTATCTCTTACAAGGGTAAGTTTATGGGACGCTACGATCTGTGGATTGATCCTATGTACCCAGAGGACGAGATCATGATTGGTTATAAGGGTGATAATGCTATGGATTCGGGCTACGTATATGCCCCATACATTCCACTCCAGGCGATGCCAACCATCACTGATCCAAACGACTTCCAGCCAAGGAAGGGTATCCTGACACGCTACGGTAAGGCAGCAGTTGGTCCTTACTACAGATTCTATCGAATCATCCGTGTGGTCGGGGCAGGTGCTAATTACCTGTTCAACCCATTCGGCAGGGGTGGCGGAACCAGTACCCTGAACTCTGCTGACTAAGTTTAGTTTAGTCTAAAATTTAGGAGAACCTGAGATTTTTCTTGGGTTCTCCTTATTTTTTAGGTATATATTTTAGAGGTTATTTATGGCACAAGCTAGTCCGCCCATTGCACGCCCTTTTTTAGCTACTTTCGGTAATACTTTTGTAGACTCTGTTGGTAGACATATTGATCAAGGGGTTTTACAAACTAGTATTGATAGAGCTAAACTTAATACTGGAACTGAGAGTTCCACTGAAGAGTTTTCTCTTTTTGAGACGACTATAAGAGACTATGTTTTAGCCCAATTAGGTCATCCTGTGGTGAGAGTAGAACTGTCTCCTTATCAGATTAGAACTTGTATTGATGACGGTATTAGTAAGATGAACTATCATGCTCCCCTTTGGACAAAACAAATAGCGGTGTTTGATGCTTCAGCGGGAATTAATATTTATGAACTTCCCAAGTATATGATTGATAACTTGGAGTATGTAGTCTATAAGAAAACTCTCCTCTCTATTCAGTCGCAAGCAGGAACTTTAGAGTTTGACTTTTTCATTAAGTACTTCCAAGATAACTTTTTATTCCAAAATTTTGGGATTGCAGACTTCTATCTCCTTCAGCAAAATTTAGAGATGACCAGAAAGATACTTAGTCAGGAGGGATCTTTCAATGTGGTAGATGGAAAGTATCTTTGGATTTCTCCTACCCCTGTGGTAACTCCCCAACAGGTGATAGTGGAATACCGAGCTTTAAATTCTGATAGTATACATCCTGCGTATAGGAATTGGATTCAAAAGTATTCTTTAGCTTGTGCTAAAGGGGTATTGGGTCAAATAAGAGGTAAGTATGCCGTACTTCCTTCTCCTGGAGGTGGATCTCAATTAAATGGAGACGCTCTTCTCTCTCAAAGTAGAGAAGAAAAACAAGCTCTCATGGAAGAATTGATCTTTGAGATTGAGGGACCGCCTGCCTTCACAGCATACTAATGAGTGATAAACTATTTAAAGTTGGTATAGAAATGCCCCCTCTTCCTACATTAGAAGGGGCGACAGAGCTTAGCTTATTTGATCCACAAAATCCTGATCTAAATTTATTGAATTTGGTGGATGAAGAACAAATAAGATTATCTGGTTCTAAAATTCTGTATTATAAATATTTTCAGAGCCAAGGGACAGTTGATCATGTGTATATGGAAGAGAGAGAAAAAGTATTACACTCTGAGCCTGTTACTGTGTTTGGTCATTATAATCCTACCGCTATAGAAGAAAATCTTACACAGTTTGGGATAGAATTAACCAACGATCAGATGTTTATATTTAATAAGAGTAGCATTGAAACTTCTTTAGGGCGTAGTCCTATTCCCTACGACATAGTAAAACCCCAATTTCAAAATATTAAGTATGAGATTTTTGAAGTTCAGGAAGAGAGCTTTGAAATTTATGGAGTTTTCCACTTGGTATGCGCTGCTAGAATACTGCGCGATTCTCACGAAGTTGTTGAAGAACCTCTGACGAAAATCTCCGACCCCGTATCAGTAAGAGAGGTAGATCCCAGAATAGCGGAGTCCCCAGTTGCGGATAGACAAGACTTAACTAACCCTTACGGAGATAGATCATGAGTTACGACGCTCAAAGTTGGGCAAAAAGATTGATAGCTAATAGATTAGATGCTCATCAACTTATTTCGCAGACTTATAAGGAAACTTTGCGATTTATGCTGGGGACTTTCGGCTCGCTTAAAACTGTTAACCCGGAAGGGGCGGTTGTTGGGGTCACTTGTATAAATGCTACTGCTGAGAGAGCGGTTGCTAAACTCTATCAAGAAAATAACATTATATTACCTATTATAACTGTTGCTCAAAATAATTCATTAGATGATGATCCTCGCAGAAGAACCAAAGATCTTTTGCTTAATGAAACCTACTGGGACGACACGAGGAAAAGAGCTTTTAGGGTTATCAGTCTAGCTCCCAAAGCAACAAATATTACTTACGATATAAATTTGTGGACTAAATACAGTGAAGATATGGATCAGTTAGTGGAACAGATGAGGTTAATATTTTCTCCAAATTTAAATATCATAACAAAGTATTCAAATTCTACAGCGGCTTTTATAACTAATGAATCTAATGATTCAGTGATGGTGGTAGGGGATAGGGAAGATAGAGTACTTCGTAGAAAATTTGAGATTCAGGTGGAGGGGTATATTCCTTACCCTAAGTATTTAATAACTTCTACAGGGGAAATTACTGAGTTTAATACAGAGCTTGCGCTTGTAACAGATCCAGACGTGTCAGTGAATGATTCCTCTATTGATACTAGTTCAATAAATGTTGAAGAAACTGAATCTTATACAAAAATAAATTGATACAGGTATTAATTAGTACCTAAATATAATAGGAGAGGTTCTATGAGTTTAGAAAAAACTATTAAAGTAACACCCCCAAGGGGACGTGTACCAAAGAAAATCGTTGTTAAAAAAGTAGCTCCTGCTCCTGTATCTACAAAAGTTGTGCAAAATGTTAGTCTTCAAACATGGGCTATCCCAACAGGGACAAAAAGAGATCTAGTGTGGCTTTCCCCAGGAGCCTCAGTTACCGTTCCAGTTGCTGCCATAACCGAAAGATTAATAAACTTGCGTAAAAGAAAATTAATAAGTATTCGTTAGGGAGAACCTTAGATGGCTAAATATTTAAGTCCGGGAAATTATTTTGTTGAAGTTGATATATCTGATTACCCTGCTGGCATTAATTCGTCTGTAGTTGGTATTATTGGATTTGCTTCTAAAGGTCCTATCGCTGGGAAGAGCGGGGACAAGGCTACTTTAATTACCAGTCAGCAAAATCTGATTAACACCTTTGGACAACCTTCTGAGGGGATAGCTGGTCAAGGGCTAGAGGGGGCTTTAGAAATTCTACAGGCTACCAATAGTACCTATTTTATTCGTTGTGCCGCCACGTCTGCTGCTGAAGCTTCAGCAGCCGTTCCTCTGGGCATGTGTCCTGGTCTAGCTGTTAGCACTACGCCTTACAGCGAGGCTGCTGTTGGGGGATATATCGGTACTAATGACACTGGGAACTATAACTATAAATTTACCGTTACAACGTATGATAATGCAAGATCCTTAGTCCTCAATGCAAAAGAATATAATGTTCCTTCTGGTACTCTTACTAAGACTAATGCGGCGGGAGGAGAATCTATTGATGCTCTCCGAAAGGTTATAGGTGGGGCTTTAGATGCTGATAGAGTGGGAGTATTTGGAACTGATACCGCTACTTCCGCCTTTATGGTTAACCCCATTGCCGGATCTAGTACTACTATGACAGTTACCATGGAGAAAACTGATGATGGAACTACATTTACTGGGGTTTCTGGGCTTCAGCCTTTAGACTTGGTGGGGAATAGGTCCGACCGTAGAGCAGCCTATGCGACATCAAGTGTTACCGTATCTGGTGGTACATTTACCGATCTATACTATTGGGTTAGATCTCTCTACACTGGGGCAGGATATAATGAAGGAACCACCGCAGCAGGGGTTACCTCAGGTACTTCGGTTGAAATAGATGTCAATGGAAATGCCAATGTAATTGTTCAGGTTAACACAGAGGGCACAGCGGCGGAGACTTTTAAAGGAGGTGCTACTTCTTCTGTATTCCTAGAAACGGCTATAGGCAAAACTAATGCAGATGCTACGTCGCAAGAAATAGTAGGATTCTTTACTTCGGCCCAAGGAAATGCTCCAGTAACAAGTGTGACTTCTATAAATAATTTCTATAATGTAGCTAATGGGCTTGGTGGATTCCCTGTGAATTCTTTTGCTATTACTGCTGGCTCAGGGGCGGCGGTTACCAATGGTGACCCTCGATTTATTAAGCCTGTTCAGGGAACTTATTCTCTGGCTGCTGGAGATAATGGTATTCCAACTGAGACGGCTGCTAAGGAGACGGCTCTTATTGGACAAGTAGAATCAGACGGTGGGAGAAGTGGAATAGAAGCTCTTGATGATGAGGGAGCACCCGTTAAAATTGCTCTTGTCCCTAATTTCTCAGAGCTAGATGGAGTTCAAAATGCTCTTATCACTAAAGCTGAAAGTATGCAAAGTTTTATAGCTTTGGTTTCTCCTCCTTATGCAGTAGGAACTGTTGCCAATGCCATAGATTGGAGTAATGGGAAGAACACAGATAGAACAGCAGCTATTAATAGTTCTTACGCTGCTATTTATTGGCCTTGGGTGAAAACCTTTAGCACTTTTGATGGCAAGGACAGATGGTATGCTCCTGAAATCTTTGCTGCCCGCCAGATGGCGGTAACTGATAATGTTGCTAGACCTTGGTTTGCACCTGCCGGTCTTCAAAGAGGTCGCCTAACCAAACCTGTAGATGTAGAGGTGGTTCTTAACCAAGGTGATAGAGATTCACTATATAGTGGTGGAAACGTTATTAATCCAATTACTAAGTTTTCTCAAGATGGCATAGTTATCTTTGGGCAAAGAACAGCTTTGAGAACTAACAAATCTACTAATAGAATTAATATTCGTAGATTAATGATAGATCTTAGAGACACTATTTTGGCCTCTACCAGACAGTTCGCTTTCGAGCCTAACGATAGATTTACATGGGATCAGGTAGTAAATGTTGTAGCCCCTCTTCTTGATGAGATAAGAAGGGAGCGAGGGGTAACAGAGTTTAAAGTAATCTGTGATGAGACTACTAATACCCCAATAAGGGTAGATAGAAATGAGTTATGGTGTAAGGTATTGCTGAAGCCCACCAAGACAGCAGAAATTATAGTGGTTGAGGTTAACCTAACTAACCAGTCAGCACAGATAGGAAATTAAGGAGTAATTAAATGGCAGATCGCCCATATTTTATAAGCAGTGATTTAAATAGAACTATTGAAAGGGATGGTCAGGGGTTGCCTACTATCTCAGAGGGACTTAACTCAGTAAGAACTTATTCTTTTGAGTGTCACTTTGAGCTTCCCAATGGGGTTAGAGAAGGGGGTGGTGATAACTTCCTCACGCTTGCGGCTAAACAGGTGTCCGAAACTGGGATAACGGTGGAAGACATTGAAGTTCATCGTGTAAACGATAGAGTTTTCTACCCAGGCAAGCCTACTCCTGAAGAACTTACTGTAACGTTTGATAACCTGTACCAAAAGAAAGTATCTAACACTTTATGGAGTTGGTTCCAATCTATCTATAACCCAATGACTGGGGAATTGTTAGAAAATGTAACTACTTCTTTGGGTACGGAGCCTAGAGGAGATTTTAAGGCTAGAGAACTAAAGATTTACCATTTAGATCCTCATGGCAAGCCACTAATGACCACTAAACTATTTGGTGTGTATCCAAAATCGTGGAAGACCGCTGAATTTAACTATGCAAATAATGATTTCCATACTGTTCAGATGGCTTTCCGTTACGATTTCATTGATCATGGGACAAGCCAAGCAAACAGAGCACTCTAAAGAGAACTATAATATAGTACGCTAAAGCCCAGCCTGGACTAACTCTGGGTTGGGCTTTTTTTGAGACGTTTTTATGAATTATTATAATGAACTTTTAAATAGTTATTCTAAGCTAAAGAAAAGATCTTTGGTATTGAGTGTTGATGAGCGTATATCTGCGGAGGCGATAGCAGCCCTCCCTGCCGCTCCTACTCAGTTAGCCGCAGGCCAGATAACGGTCGCCCCAGGGCAATATAGACAACCTAATAATGCAGAGAGTTCGCCAGGAAGAATAAAAACGGTAACCTTTTCTCAAACTGCGGCAAATCCTCCTACTATATATGCTGATTTTGGAACAGGTAAAAGAAGTTTAAGTTCCCCTGAAGTAGGTGGGGAAAATGTTAAACTGTACAATCAGTGGGCGTCTGAGGTAGGAACTACAGATGGGAAAGAGGACGAAAAGAATACAGAGAAGGATCAGAAAGCGCAAGAAGCGCAACAACAGGCAGAGGAACAGGCTCGTGATGCCCAAATAGAGCAGAATAAAGCGGCAATAGATCCTTACTTTCAAGCGTTGGGTTCCCAAGCTACGCCCGAGGAAACTCCAGACGAAGCTACCGCCGAGCCTGATCTTAATTTCTTTTATTATATGAAATCGGATAAAGCTGTAGATGGGATCAATATCCAGACGGAGTGGCTTGACGCTCTCACAGATTTTAAAGAAAAATTAATTCAAGATATAACTATCCCTTTGCCTAGAAAATTAGAGTCTCTAGATAACCTTAAAGAATATATGAGAATAGCTACGTCTATAAAACAGAATTATTGGGAAGAAAATGCGGTTACGGCAGGGATAGCTGGAGATATCAGAACCCTCAAAGAGGCAGTAGGCCAAACGGGGAGAGGAGAATTAGCTCTTCTTTTGCCTACACCTGGGGATGGACTTTTAGAGTCTGAAATTTTGTTATTTGGTCATAAAGCTAAAAGAGCCCTAAAAGGGTTGAAATCTCTTAAGGGTACTTTTACAAGAGCCATAAACAAATATAATGAAATATCTGATAGCGAAAAAATTGAAAAGACTTGGGTCACTGTGCAGGTACAGAGAGGTGGAACGCCTGGAGACGATAATGTTACGAGGGGTGAAGTTGATGAGGCTTTAATGGGGGCGGCGGGTAGTCTTCATTCTTTAGCTATGGGGAAATTAGCGGGAGGGGTGAGCCCCGAGAGACACGAGTTTTTGGTGGGAAAAATAAGAGATGATGTTAGCGAAATCATGAAAGGGGAAACTTTAGAGAAAATAGCCGGGTATTTAAGTTTAGGGCTTGAAAATAACAGCGGCGAAGGAGTATCTACGTTACTCTCTGAGACGGCAGGAGAGTTTACTCAGGCTATTAAAGACAGGCTTAGGGTGATGTTTGGAGAGGACTTTGATTCTGATGGGTTTGTAGATGAGCTAGCGCAGGATGTTAAGAGATCTATAGCTTTAGTGCTGGCATTTAGATCTCAAACTATAAAAAATGTATTAGGGGATATGCAACCAGAAGCGTCTGTAGTTATGGGTAAAAGGGGAGAAGGAAAAACAGGAAGAAAGGTAGATAATGGATTTTTCTTCAGACCTGATCAACAGGAGGCATTAGCTGATCACCTTAGCTGGCAATTAAGAGATCCGAATACAGGCCAACCTAGAAAAAAGGGTCCTAAAGCTTATACGGAAACTGAAACAATAGCTAGTTTTATTAAAAAGGGACTTCTTAAGGAAGATGGTAGTGATCTCCCTCCTGAATATAAAGACCCGCAAACAGGTGAAATAAAAGATTCAAATCAAGAGCTTACTTTGTTGAGACTGTCACTTAAAACACATAATAATCATAACAGTGATAGTTCTCAGGGATCATGCAGGGCATCCGCTTCCGTCCCTCGTAATAAAGAACCGTTAAAAGGTATAAAAAAAGACGCAGATACTGCTATAAGAAAAAATATCTCGGACTCGGCGGCGGAACACTTAAGAGATTTTAATGATACCATGCGTAAAATTTTATGGAAAAAGAGCGGTGGTAAAAATGCTCTTGATTCAGAGGAACAAAATAAAAGGTACTGGGGTGAGGTTAAGAAACAGACGGAAAGCTTCGACGACGACAAAGAAAGAGAAGATTTTGGAAAAGCTTTAGCTATTAATTTATTTATGATTGGTGGTGGTTCGCGTGCTCCTCAATTAAATGTAGTTAGTTATACAGCAGAAGCTGATTATACTGTACAAGATGACCATGGGTTCAGAAATACTTTCCTTGCTAACATTAAATCAGGAACGTGGACCGTACATGCTCCGCAGTCAGGGGCTGATTCAAGTTTAATTAATATTAAAGACCCCCAAAGTGGTCGAGTTATGGTAAAGATTAAAGGTAGAGGGAAAAGGAATGATATCTGGAAAACATCGTCATACCAGAAGAAGTTACTTGAAAAGCAAAATCATTTATTTATAGGACCACAGCAATCAAACCCACCAGCACGAGAAGATAATTCTACTATGTTTAGAGAATTCTTGGAAGGCCAAGCTAAACTACTTCAAAAGCTGCTGGTCAATGAATAAACCAGTCTTGAACATTCCACTTACTTAGAGCTTCTTCAAAACGAACCATTTTATAATCCCCAAACTTGACGTAATCTGTTGGCCCTTCCATATTTTGTGTACTATAGAAGTATTTATTCCCTCTGATGATGGCTAGTATAGGCTGTCTATCCTGTTGGAACAGGAGCATTGGTTCTTTTTTACATTTTTGAGCGTCTTTCTCGCATTGGGTTATAAATTTCCAAAGCTGGCTACTATAATCTAATAGATTATTAAGTTTTACATTACTATATCCTTTTTTACATTCGATACAAAACATAAAGTTTTTGGGGGCAATTAAATCCCCATAAATTTGTAGGTGCTCTGGCAAAGAGTGCGACGTGGCAAAAGCACCACTGCCAGGGGTTCTTGAAAATTCTTTAGTTGCGAACCTATCATTAAACATACCCGAGATTTTACGCTCGAACCTGGAGCCTTTGGCTTTGCTGTTGGTGCGCTTCTTCTCGTCTTTTTGTAATTTTGTTAGATCATAATCATCATTCATTTTAATCTCCGAACTATTATAGATTATGAACGATAAAGTTTCTTACACGCCACATATGGAAGAATGGAAAGTAACTCTAAAGGAAAGGACTAGAAATCGCATGAAAATTCAAGTTAAGTTGTCAGCCCAGGAGGCAGAAGCAGTTAGGAACTTCTTAGAAGCCGCGAAGCCTCCAGAGGTATCCAACGATACTTTTTTTAAGGCTCTCTTTATGAAAGGCTGGGAACAGTACCATAAAGAAATTGAGGAAAAGTATGTTGAGCACATTGAAAAGAATAAGGAAGACTATGAAGCTAGTGGATTTACCTTTGATGAAGAAGGTAAGTTAACTGGCTATGGGACTGGGGAAGAGGTAGAAGGTGAAGGTTCTGTTGAAGTAGTAGAAGAATGATTAATCACGTTAAAACAGAAAACTCCTTCAACAAGTTGTTGCGGCATGGGATAAAAAGTGCTGAAGACGTGTCCTTCCTTTTCACTTCTCCTTACGATGTCGCGTCTCGGAATCTTGTGAAAGAAATTAGAGAAGGAAACCACAAGTTAAGAAACCCTTTGCATGTAGTAAATAGTTTTGAAACCCCCCACGCTTTTGTGGCGTGTAAAACTACTCAGGTTCCTTGCCTCGTAGATGTAAAAAATAGGAAAAAGAATGTAGAATACTACCTCCCATTTATCTATGAGAAGTTGGGGGTTTCCCTCCCGTGATGTCCTCGATATACTTTTCTACCCGTTCTCTATACTTCTTGTTTTTAGTGTAGATTAGTTTCAGGTTGTTTATTATTACCGTGGTGAAGTAGTTGAAGGCGCTCCCCCGGTCGCCTCTAAAGTTTTTGAGCGTTTTAATTATCAGAAAAAAACAGTCCTGCTTGGCATCATCCTTGTCTACGGAGAATTTAAAGCCTTCAATGATGTTAGAAATGAGTAGGTCAAATAATTTTATTAATTCATCTTCGTGAGTTTTTGGGTCCTCCTTGTATAATAAAATAAGCTGCTCGAATCTTTTGTTGTCTATATAATTCTTTTTTCCCATAGTATATTATAGATCATGGATGAACTACGAAATTTGTTCTCTGAATCAGAGTACCCCCAGTGTGAGGGATGTTCCATTCTTGGGCAATCCAAACCTTTCCATTGTGAATTAGACCATGAAAAGAAGACGAGAACTTACGACATTCTTTTCCTGTCTGATTCCTTTGCCCATGTGTATGGGGAGGCTTATCCGTTTGGCCCTAAAGAACGCGGGTTAATTCACGACGAGATACTCCCCGACTCAGTAAAGGGAGATACTACTTATTCTGCTGCTGTGAAATGCCCCCGAGTTAGAGACGCAGACATGTCTCCTGCTAACCTAAACATTTGCCGCGAGCATTTATACCAGACCCTACTTACAGTTCGTCCAAAGCTGGTATTTGCTTGCGGAAATTTAGCTATGAAGATGCTAATCAAGAAGAGTGGCATCATGGGAAAGAGGGGGACCCCTTATCCCTTTGAGTATGAAGATGTTAAATGCACGGTAGTTCCTCTCTACCATCCTTACTCTGTGCTGGCTGAACCCAGACACAGGTATCTATTTGAACTGGATATTAAGAATGCGATTGCCCGTGTGATTGAGGGGAGATCTAAGAGTAACTTTGATTATGAGGTGATAGATACTAATGAGAAGTTTAAATCTTTAAAGCATCTGTACCATACCCTTACTCCAGTTGCCTGTGACATTGAGACTACGGGATTTAATTTCCTCACAGATAAGATCCAGACGATTGCTTTCTCACACGAGTCTGGAACCTATGTGATTCCCTGGGAACATAAAGATACTCCTGAAGAATTGGATAGTGAAGTAACAACGGGTGTGGTCGATAAGATTCTCACCAATCCTGCCAACATAAAGATATTTCAAAACGCTAAGTTTGACCTCAAATTCCTGCATACTAAGGGTATCCAAGCTGTGAATGTGTGGGATACCAAGGTTATGCAACATCTGGTAAACGAAAACGCACCCAAGTCTCTTAATGATTTGGTCAACATGTATTTCCCCGAAGAACTGGAGGAGAATACTTCATGTTAACTGTTAGAGATGGAAAGAACTTTGATTGGGCTAACATAAGTCTGGTTGATTGTGTTGAGGGAAATGCTATGGATTCCCATTATACTTTGAAAGTATTCAATGTCCTTCAAGATAAGCTCAACGAGATGGGAGTATCTAAGTTTTACGGAAAGGTTTTGGCTCCCGCTAACACCGTGTTTGTAGAGCCTGAGTGGAACGGGCTGAGAGTTTGTCCCGACAAGCTTAAACTAGTTGGAAAATCCTTGAACGATGCTATAATTGACGTACATGATGGCTTGTACGACTACAAGCAGCTTGACAGAGAAGAAAACCTCGCTAGCACATCAGACTTGCGGGGCATATTCTACACTAAAGAAAGTGGGTTTGGGTTGTATCCCCCTGATAAAACCGAAGGTGGTGAGCCTTCTGTGAGCAAACCCACATTTGATATACTTTTAGGTCAGATAAAGAAGGAACTTATCTCTCGTGGCTAAGAACTGGAAGTACAGAGAAGAAGGTAAAAAGATTAGTGAGTCCGTCATCCAGAGTAAGAGTACGGAGGAACTGATTGAAGCACGAAACTTCATTGAAACTCTCCTTGAGCTTCGTAAGATGGAGAAGTTGCATAAGACATACATCAAGGGAACTTCTAAGGCCATTAAGTATAATGGTAGCGACGATGTGTATGTCTCTTTTAATTTAGATGGGACTACTACAGGGAGATTATCGTGTACTGGATATAGAGGCAACAAGGGTAACAACATGGGCATCTCTTTTCATACCTTACCCAGAGACGAGCAGCATAACATCCGCGACATGTTCGTAGCACCTGAGGGTTATGATTTTATCACTGCCGATTACAGTGCTATGGAATTGAGAGTCCTGGCTCACATAGCGGATGAAAAGAATATGAAGAAAGCTTTCGTGGCAGGGAAGGATCTCCATACTTATACCGCCAGTCTGGTGTTTGAGAAGTCCGAGGATAAGGTCACCAAGCAGGAGAGGCAGATAGCCAAGGCAGTCTCATTTCTTATTGTGTATGGTGGTGGAGCGTTCAATCTTTCTGAGACAATGGGCATCTCTCTGAAGAAAGCGGAGAAGGTGATTACCCAGTATGCGAAGGTATATCCCGGAATATTCAAGTACATGGGCAACGTTAACGCTAGCATAGAAGAAGATGGGTTTATTACCACTTTATTTGGACGAAGAAGAAATCTTCCTGATGTCAGAAGCACAGTATATAAGATTAAGAATAGGGCTCTTAGACAAGGACTCAACTTTACTGTGCAAAGCGCAGCTTCTGATGTTTTAGTGTGTGCGGTGTTAGGAATAGTTGATACCATCAAGACCAAGGGGATGAGGGCTCGTTTAGTGGCTACGGTACACGATAGTTTAGAATTTGTCTGTCCTAAAGATGAGACTGGTTTTATGTGTAACATAATTAGGGATGAAATGGAAAATTGTAATTATATGGGAAGAACTTTAGGAATTCAATTAACGGTCCCCTTGGCAATAGACCTTGAAGTAGGTTCGTCGTTTGGAAATGGAGAGCCATATGAAATCCTTGCTGCTGACAGATCTTCACCTCAGTAATAAAAGCTTTAAGGGAGCATCCCTTCTTGAACATCAAGTGGAATGTATC